TATACAGCGCATTTCCAGCAACCTCATCCATCCCCGCGAGAGTCTGAACAGGACTGTTCGCAACAAGGGCTTTGAAGGCGCTCCCCATAGAAGCTTGATTGTAAAGATCAGGAGCTTCCGGCGGGGCATCCTTCGCGTAGAGATCAGGAGCTTGTGCAAAAAGATCAGGAGCTTGTGCGGGCATGGCATTTATTCCTCAACAGGATAACCTTGTTGCTTGTAGTAATCGATGACTTCCTGAAGCGGCTTCTTATTCTTAAGCGCAATTTCAGCAGCACGCTGGCGTGTTAGTGGAGGCAAAACCTGAGTTGGCTTTCCAGGAGATCCCGGGACGGCTCCACCGGCGCCTCCAGCTTTCCCTCCACGAACTATAGCCCAGCACGCAGCAGTGGGGTCCTCTGCCTGGTTCGCATTTGCTGGAGCTTGTTGCAGCACATATTCCCGTACCCGCTCTTCGTCCGTTTTCTGCCTTGCTCCGTAGATCAGCTCCAACGTCCTCTTTTCGACTTCCCCAGGAGTCAACTTTGGCTCCGCCAATTGGACTGACTTCCGCACAGCGTCCATCGTCTCCACTGCCCCGATCTTCGGTTGCGGTCCCTGGAAGCGCGCAGGATCAGACATTTTCGCCCGAGTCAGCTCTGCGCTGGCACCGATCTCTCCGACTTGCTCCAGCGCTCGGGCAGTCTCAGCTCTACGAAGTCCAATGAGAGAATCAGATTCCAGGCCTGCTTTCTGCAATTCGCTCATCCAGCTACGTTCTAGATCACTGGAATTCACATCCTGCGCTTTCGCCGCAAAGAAATCAGCCTTAGCCAGTCGTACAATCTGCTCCGCTTTATCCAATTGCCCTGCTCGAGCCAGGATCGCCGCCTTCTCCAGAATCATACTCGTCCGGGCATCCGACGTTCGGCGATTCTCCTGATTCGTCAGCACCTTCCCTTCCGTATCCGCCTGCTTTCCTGCCAGATCCGCCTGGAAGGCTTGATCCGCCATTCCCTGTGTACGTTTGTTCCCCTCCAGCATATTGTAGGCAGTCATACCCATCTGTACCGTATCGCCAAGAAGGCTCAAAGGACTCTGCCCTGGCCGGGCTCCTTGCGCCAGGCGAATACCGGCCATCATAGCCGCCTGGGAAAGCGAAGGATCAGAGCGGACCTTTTCGACCAAGCTGGAAAAACCGTCGAGCATTCCAGGGGAGCCTCCGGCTTCTGCCGGCTGAGGTTGCTGGACCTGACCCTGGAGAGCCTCCGGAGGAAGCTGAGCCGGAGGAGCCTCGGGCGGAGGACTGACTTGCGTGAGCGTTCCTGGAGGAACCTGAGGCACGCCGGGAAAGGCGTTCTGGCCAGCCTGCCCATAGAGAATTGAGTTGAGATCAGCCATTGCTCCAAGTCCTCCAATCAGCTGGATCGTAGGCGGGCTGCTGCGTCTGGGCTACTGGTTGTTGCCCACTCGACAACCAATAGTAAGGATTCTCTTCCCAGGAAGGAACAGGCGGCGCCTGCGTCACCGGCGTTCCCGCCTGCATTTTCGTCAGTTGGTAATAGGGATCATTCTGCATTTCCCTCATCTGGTAGGCCAAAGCGGGGGATTGTGGTGAAGCCGCAGCAGCAATCTGAGTCTGTGCTGCCGGAGTTGTTGCCTGAACTCCTGGATAAGAGATCTGCGGCATTTGAACCGTAGATTGAGGCGTCGGTTGCGCGGGTTGTAAAGCCGCCTGCGCCGCCACTTGTTGTCTGGCTTGCGTCAGTAGATCCCCAACATTCGACTGTGGGTTGAAGGCCGCAGCCTGAGGAATCCGTGCTCCAGCTCCCCCAAGCAGCGTGGCTCCAGCATTTCCTGCCAATGCCTGCGTACCAATCGTCGCGGCCTGCTGGTTTCCGCCCTGCATTCCAAGCATTTGTGCATAGTCCATCTTATCTCCCATAGATCAATTGCGCAAGTCCAGGCCGTGGAGCTGCCTGAGCTTGAGGTAGAGCAAGTTGTGTCATTGGCATCATTGCGGGCACGCGAGGGGCTGGAGCCGCTGGAGCCCTCTGTGGGTTCTGCTGCCCTTGTTGCCCGAGAGCCGCTAACATGCGAAGCTGGTCATTCGTAAAGGTAAGTTTGCTCGTCTCAGCTTCAGAAGACAAAGTTGCTTCCCGTTTGTCGGCGATGGCTTTGTCAGCTTCTACCGAGGCGTCGAGACCAAAGGCTGGAGAAAAGCCGAGAAGTTCTGCGTAGTTCATAATGATTCCTTATTTGAGAAGACCAGCCAGACCACCAAGGCCAGCTCCGATCAGTGGACCTACTCCAGGAACAGCCATCCCCGTCAGAGCACCGGAGGCTGCTCCACCAAGAGCACCGCGGACACCTCCACTGGATTGCGCCGGGCCTTCGCTCGTACTTGTCGTCGAAGGATTCGCCCCGCCATAGACGATCGACGCATAGTTTTGCAGCGGTGCCCAAGGCGCATTCAGTCCCCACATTCGTGCATTCGCATCGTAGTTCGCTTGCTCCTGGCCCAGATTTTCCTTCTGCGATCCTACTCCCGAGAGCGTATTAACGGGGATGTTGGCCGCCTGAAGTGTCTGCGGTGCCAACGCCAGAGTGCGGGAGAAAGTATCCTGGCCAGTCTTATAAGCGTCATTTGCCATTCCGCTGGCCATATCCATAGCATTTTGAGAATAACGGCCAGCCGCAATCCCCTCAGCCATCCCCTGGCGGATTCCGCCGAACTGACCAGCTTCCGTCGCGTTAGTCCGAATGCTGGAGAGAACACCACCTGGGTCAACGTAAGACTGTGTAACTGGGCGCAAAGCTGCCGAGATCGCACTCTGGAGATAAGGATTATTCTGCACATCCATCGCCCCGGACAGACCATAATTCAGCCCCTGATTCATCAGGCCGACGCCTGTCTGCTGCTCTCCCGCGTTCTGCACTGCCAGGTTCTGAGCCGCGATCGTCTCCGCCGAGAAGGGCGTGACTTGCGCTCCTGGATACGAGGCACTCGAGATCGTCGGAGCCGTCGCATTGTAAATCCGAGCCGCTTCGCCCTGAACCTTTGCCCGCTGAGCCGCTTCTTCCGGGGAATAGTTCTGTGTTGTTGCAGTCGTTGTTGAATCCGTGCCGCCGCCTCCGCTCATGGAGTCCACTCCTTACAAGAAATAGTCATGACTCGAGCCGTCTCTTGAAAGCCCAAGGTACTGATAAGTCGTGCCACGCTGGGTCGACAGGTTGCCTGAATCTCGTCAATCTCGTTCGCGATGATCCAGGTGCGGAGAAAGGGCAAAAAGGCCTTCCAGATGATTTGAGTTTGCCTGCCCGCTACAGCCACAATGTTGCAACTTTTCTTCCTAGCGTACAGGCAAAGTTCCGTCAACATCACGCAGACAGGACGGCCCTCCTGACTAATGACCCAGAGCTGAATGTGCTCTTGCTGGCAAGCTTTCCATATCGTCTGAATATCCAGCTCCCCGCGACTAAAGGCTAGGGCCTGAAGGATGAAGCCCCGAACCTCACCCCAAACCTCACGGACAGCAATGCCGGTATAGGTTTTAATGGTAAATGGGGAGGATAATGATTCTTTCTTCTCCCCGTTAATTACAGTTTGCTCCACACGCCTCCCACCCGCTCATAGAAGCCGGCCCCGGCTCCTGGATTCCAGTCCGTACCGTCGGCCCGGGCCAGCTGCCCCTCCCGCGGTTTCCCGGGCTCGCTGTGAAAAATGGGAAAGGCTAAGCCATTCTCCAGTGTATTCAGACTTTCCGCAACCCGACGAAGTTCAGCACTTACGTACTCCTCAAGTGCCTGTCCAGATGGCAAAGGATTCGGCGTGTAAGCCATCAGTTTCCTCCCAAGAACATAATTTCAGCATCAGCTCCGCTGAATCTCCAGTTATGAGCATTCAACGACGAAAGCCGAAGTGCAAACATCTTTCCGCTGGCGGTGTAGTCCAGATGTTTCGTCGTTCCGATAATGTACTGCTTGGGAGCCTTCCAGACCACTGCCCGGTCTGGCGCTTCGACCACGCCAAGCGTGACCATCACCACTTCACCTGCCGTTCCGAGAATCCTCGGCCAGAGTTTCGTCAGAAATTTTCTCGACGAAAGGTCAGGAGGCTGCTGAGCCTTCATTGCTATGCCGATGAAAGTGCGCTCGATTTGGACCTGCTGCGTTTGCAAAGAAGTCACATCGACCCAATATTTCTGGTTCTGGCCCAACGCGAAAAGCCGAGGAATTGAAGCCGTTTTCTGCAGCGCATCCCACTCGGCTGTTCCCAGACTCCAAGGATACGTTGCTTCTAGCCAAACGAGCGTCTGTGGAGGAAGCCGGCCTGGCATCACGCAGTAGAAGTCGGCCAACGTCCGCAAGCCAAAGGTCTTCCCTACCCAATCATAGGTAAGAGCTGTGTCAGCATAAGGCTGCCCATCAGCGGACCGGCGGAAACAGAACCAGACCTCATGCCGCGCAGTGTAATTCACCATGTAGCAACCGGCAAGCTGCTCGATCGTAACCTCACGCAGCATCGTTCGCACACGCTGATCCGCCAGGGACTGTGACGTATTTCCGTCATGGAGGATGAGATCATCTCCTGTGAAGACAATATGCTGCCCTGGCTGAAACTCCACAGCACAGTCTCTTTGTGGCATACCGAACGTGCCAAACATCTTATAAAAGCGGAAGATAAACCCTCCACCAATGAACTGCATTCCCCAGACTGAATCCTCTTTATAGATAACCAGAATGTCCTTCAGCGGCACAGCGTCGATGCAGGCTCCAGCCGTCTCTGTCAGTGAATACTCACCCGCATCCTTCGTCGTATCCGTCTCGTCCCAGGATGGAGGAACCAGACCCGGGTCAGCCGGATGACTCCACTTCACCATCGTGCGAAAACGTCCAGCGACCTTCGTCACATCCAGGGCGATAAGGAAATTCTTAAAGCTTCGAAGACAGGCCGCCGTGGTGTTGGCAGGCCAGTAGGCCAGATCGATCAGCGGCGTCAGAGGGTTCAGCTCAGTCCAGACCTGAGGCACATCTACTCCGTTATTGATGAAGAGAAGTCCGCCAAGAGATCCTCCAGACCAACGATCATAGGAGTCCCCGGTGTAATCTCCGCTGACCCGAGTCAAGTCATAAACAGTCTCTTCATACCAAGCGTAGACTTTCGCCGTGCTGGGAAGAACCCAGGCTACAGAGCTGTAGACGGATTCTGCCTGCGGAAAGGCCCAGATCGGCGTCTCCTCAGTAGAAATGTCCAAGATGGCGTCGCCACGCACAGACTCCACACTCCCATCGACGAAGCGGACGTTCTGACCAGAATTCCAAGCCTGGGGCTTGAGCTCCGCCGGCGCAATGTCGAAGACGAGTCCGACTTCGCCAGCTGTGGGGAAGGAAACGATGGGCATCAAATGATCCTAAAGCTTAAGAGAATGGGTGAATATACTGAATATCGACTTGACTCGACAGACAAAGCAGACTTGCCGCATCTGCCCATACGCGAACTTCCAAGTGTTCGCCAGCAATCATCTTTTGAAGACCTGAGACTTCAAAGCGCCGGGGCGCGCTCGCTGTGTATGGCATCTGTCCAGATATACTGTAAACATAGGTCGGTAATCCAACGATACCTATCTCGATGCGAACATCACGGCTAATCGAACTGGCTGCTTGAAAAACACAGTTCGCATGCACCCAATAAATACCATTATCAGGAGCTACGAAATAATGATTGCTGTTATCCCAGTTACCGAAAATATCCACATAAGGCTGCACGAACGGCACACGAGTCCAAGTTGCAGCTGCGAGACTAAAGCTGCCAGTTTGTTGCCGACTGACTAGAGGGTGTAGCGGAATTGTGCTGACAGCATCAATCGTCAAATCTGGGTAGATTCCCGTAATCGAGATATTGTCGCCTTCAATCAAATTCACCTGATCAGGCACATACAGCGTCGCATCTATTGTCAGGTCAGGATAAATTCCAGTAATGTCAATACCAGTCCCGGCGATTAAATTCACAGTTTCTGGGCCACTTCCCCCACTAAGTCCAATCGCTGCCCAACCATTTCCTGTGCAGAAAACGCATGCACCTGTCCCCTGCTCCAGAGTCAGCGTCGCCCCGCCGTTGATCAGCGCTGTGTCCAACGTCGTCAGCAGCAACGCATTATCCGCTGCCCAGAACCAGTAATGCGTCCCGCCAGGCAGTCCCGAGACCGCCGGGAGGTCCGCCTGCGTTGCCCCGTTCGCCACAAACAGTGCGCTGATCTCACTCAACCCAGGCGCGAAAGGAGCAATCCGCGAGAGCGGCGCTTTCTCGCCCACACCTCGTCCAGGAAAAGTCGCCTGCAGCACAGCCTTAAGCAGGCGTAGATGATCATCCCCTTCGGCAACCAGATCCGTGTTGAGGGGCTTCGTCGAATCAAGCGCAGCCAGAAACGTAGAGGTTTTGATAGTAATCAGGTATTTCTCCCCATTGTCCGGCTCTGATTGACTTCCAAGCGAGCCACGTGCTTGGCGTAGAGCCGATTCCAGGCATCGACGCCTGCCTGTTTGAATCCCTGAGCCAACTGCGGATTCTGCATATGCGTTCCGGCGAGAATCTCACAGAGTAACGCGATGACCAAATCAGAGGCATGCTGCAGCCAGGGCGTTTCGATATTCGTCAAGTGCATCGGTGCTGCCTTGCCGTAGTACTTGAAGTCCAGGTCGTAATCTTGATTAGGCGTCGGGAACAGCGTAATCTCCGTCGCGCCCAGCGAGTACAGCAGAGGCTGGCCTGTCTCCTGATACTTCGCCTGCGCCGTGTCGAAATCCTGCTTGACCAGTCGCTTCCGCTTCCCTTCGATCAGAATCCACAAGTGCCCCTCTTCCATTTCCGCCAGGAAGTCCTCGGGCAGCGTCACTGCAGGTGTTCCCGCCGTGCAAGCCAACCCAACCGAATCCACTTCTAAAAACCAAGGAAGCCATGAATTGCCCTCCAGCGTAACGGACTGGAGCAAGGGCATCTCGACGAGCGCCCGCGCTGCCATCTCCGAATGATCACCAAGACGATATTGGATAATCTCCAGCACTTCATTCCGCAACATCTTCTTCTCCTCGCAACTGCCCAACTACATCATGCGTGAACTCGTAGGAGCCTACATGCCCAACCAGCTTCGACACATCATGGTCGATGTACAGGGGAATGCCGGCCGCTTCACAAGCAGCGCAGAAGGTCCAATCTTCTCCCTGGTAGGTTTCTTCCTCCGGGAGATACTGCATATGCCAAACGCCCAGACCAATCTTCTGGAATACAGCCAGATTGACCAGCATCACGCCGGTGCCAATACGCCAGATCTGCTCCAGGCCTTTCGAGGCCGGATCGGTATAGACAGGAACTCCCCGAGGATCTGCAGACTTGGCCCGGGCCGTCGGACTGGCCGGAATCTGCTTCGTAACGCAGTTCGCCGCCACAACCATCTTATGGTGAACGGCCAGTCGGTGCGGCAGGTCCGCCGGGAAAGTCTGATCCGAGTCAATAAACAGCACATGTGTAGAACTGGAGGCAATCCCGGCCTTGATGATGTTCAGCCGGTTGTTCGGCAGAATACTCGACCGGACGTTAGCCACACGAACACTTTGCGAGCTGTAATCAGCTACCCGCTTCGAAGTAAAGGCGGAGATCAAATTGACCAGATCCACCCCGAATTGAGCGTTCCAGGAGGCTCCACTTGGAACACCGATGAGAAGGCGAAAGGCTGTCATTTAAGTCCTAAGAATTTTTGAACAGTCAGAGCTTTTGGATGCGCCCAGACTGCATCAGCAATCGCTGCAATATCAGCAGAGGTGAGAGTCATGCTGGTTTCAAGCAGGGCCGTAACGCCTGCAGCCACAGCATTTCCGACGGTGCAGGAGATGATCGTTGGCGCGAGGACGCTGGCGGGAACGCCAGCAGCTTCAGCATCTCCAGGAGTGCAGGTAATTGTAACATCTCGCCGAAGGACGGCATCAACGCCAGCTGCCGTTGCATCTCCAACGGTACAGGTGATTGTCGTCGCCCCCGCCACGCTGATCGTAGCTTGAACACCAGAGCAGGCAGCATCACCTGGTGTAGTGACAATGGTCCTGGCAAGTTGAGAAGCAACACCAGCAGCTTGTGCATCCCCTGGAGAGGTTAGAATACGACGACTAAGACTGGCTCCAACCCCCGCCGCTACAGCATTACCAACCTGAGTAACGATTTTACGATTCAGAGCAGCGGTAACGCCTGCAGCTCCAGCATTACCTACGGTAGACTTTACAGCTCGATTCAAGCGAGCTGTGGGGCCAATCGCAGAAGCGTTCCCAACGGTACAGGTGATGACGGTATCCGTTACAGGACTAGGAACCCATATTCTTCTCGGCTGCGCCGGAAATATCTGCCATACGTTTTTCGACAGCGCAAGATACTCGTCCAGCAAGAATCCGCGATTCCACGCCAGAAGCAGATAGGTCTCTGTGTCGGGGTGATTGTTTCCTGAGAATCGTCCAGCGCAAATCGTCGTGAACGTCTGCGCTCTCGTCCCGGTTGCCGCGGTTACGACAACTCCCGAAGGGACGTAAGCCGAAAGCGTGCTGCCTCGGCGAGTTGCCATGAATAGCGCCGGGTCCAGCTTGGGGGAGGCGTTTAAGGCCGTTGTGTTGTTGTCAAGTTGAGCCCGAAATCCGTTACTCGCGATGCTCAGAAAGTTTGTTTGCGCTCCAATGAAGTCCTGCGTCGGGGTGCTTCCGGTCGTCGATCCAGACGACGGAATACAGAACGCCGCCAGCGTGTAATCCTGGCTCGCCGCAATAGAAAGGTTCGAGGAGTACCCAACATATCCGGCCACTTGCGTAGAAGGTGCCCTGACCCCTCGCCCTCCTCTCCCGACGACAACCGTCGAGCTTCCAGATACGACGGGCTGTGCGGGAGATAGAGCAATGCTTCGATCTCCGGGGATGGCCGCAAATATCAAACCCCTGGCGAACGGTCCCGAAGGTGCCGCAAACTGCTGCGGCTGACCAGATCGAGCGAAAGGAAACAACAGCGACATCGATTAGACCGTTTGGCCCTGAATGCGCTCGTAGGACAAGACGTGATTACCGCCAGTCGAGTCCAGATTCACGGCCGTGTCGTGCGCGAGGAATACCCCCCAAAATTTCGGAAGCGCGCCGCCAAACAGAGACGCGATCGATACAGGACCGAAAAAATAGTCCCGGCTAGACGTGCTGTCGATGACAAGCGAGGCGACCAGCTTGACAATTCCGTTCATGACGTTGGCCGATGTGAAGGTTCGCGCAGAGTCAGACCCGGTAATCACGTCCGGGTAAGTCGGCGTGCCACTCGCGCTGCTGATGTTGGCGTAGGCGTAGACGTTGATGAACCTGCCGGAAGTCGGGGACGATCCGACCCTGATTTTCCCGGACAGCAGATGGTCGAGGTCCAGGTTGCTGGTGTTGTCGACCGCCGTCGATTCACGGCCGGCCGTATAGCCGCCCGCAGACCCGGTAGCCAGCGCTGCCGGGCTGATAGTTACCGAAACGCTCGACGTCGACGGGTATTTCGTCTTGATATCGGACATGATCTATTACCACCCCATCGCGTCGGCTACATCGCGATAGTTGATCGCACCCTCGAACACCAGCAACGCCGGCGTGGCGTCCGTTCCTGTTCCTGTAGCAAACAACTTTTCAACTCGAGTTGCTAAACGCTTACATTGCGTATAGACGTATGTTCTCACAGCCAAGTCTGCCGCAGTACCCACCCATACTGCATCGACGCCTGCACGAATGTTCGTCTTCGAGCAATCGAACGAACCGAGGCGACTCATCCACTCCCAGACACGAGCCTTGCCCACACTCAGGTTATCGACGCGAGTCCAGTCGATCCCGTTGCGCATAACCTCATCAGCGCTGAGCGTCGTTTTCCAAACGACAAAAGCAGCCGTTGGCGTGTTGTAGGCGTCGGCGATCATATACGCGCCATTCTCATTATGCGGGATCAAGTCGAACTCGGAACTGGCTATAATGTTGGCGGCAAGCGTCACCCGCTGTTGTGGTGTCAAACTGGCAGCATTGGCAAGGAAAGAAACCACCCATAACAAAGCAATGAAGAGAACTTTCATAGTTAAATCCTTTGAAAAATTACAGGAGTAGCTTTAGGCCGGCGTGAGCGTCAGCACGTCAGTGCCTGCTCCCTGGAAGTCGATCGTCAAGGAGCCAGCAACGAGGCTTGCGGTGCCCGCCGAACTGATCTCAATGTAACCAAGCGCCCGCTTGTTCGCATCGGTATCGTTGTAGATGATCCCATAGGCCCCATTGGTGAAACCACCTGCATCCTGGGCAATCACAACATCAGTTGCCCGCAGCGTTGGCACCTTCGGCAAAGAACCAATCTCCGTGAAGGTCACCGAGGCCAGCGTAATCGGCCCGGTGTAGGCCGTAGCGGTAGCGACCTGATTCGTCGCAAAGTTCGTCGTGCCGGTCCCTCCCCAATGCGGCACAGCCGTATCCGTCGTCGGCACTGTTGCAGTCGTGACGATTCCCAGCTTGAGCGTGTCCGACGTCAAGTCGTGAATCTTGGAACCAAGCTGAAGCAGCCCGGCAGAAAACCACTTGATTGTACCAGTCGCCATTGCCTGTCCTCTTATGAATAGGTATAACTGAACCGAGTGTCCCAGACTTTATCAAAAAGTCCCGAACCTTCTGCCCAAAGTATCTCGATATTGTTGCCTGAAGTCAAGAGCTTGCGAAGTTCCCATACGGGAGCCGAAGCGAGAGAGCCTGGAGTCGCGCGGCCAACGTAAGCCGTGCCAAGCCCATCATCATCGAACAGGAGCTTATAGGCCGGCTGATGTGGCTGTACCCGGAGCTGATGAACAGGGACACCGGCAACCTCCAGGGCCTCCGCGTCAAGCTTCTTGACCAGATCGGCATTATCCCGCCGCCAGAAAGCATCAGTCATCTTCGTCGTCGTCAAAAAGTTCTGCAATCTGATTCTTCTGGGAAAGAATCATCTGGAAAGTCTGCATCTCGACACAACAATGCCCGTCGAAACCAGACGCCTCAGGGTCATCCGGCTTCGCAAAGGTCTGGGAATCAACCTTGCCCGTAATGAAAACCTTTACAACCTGCCCGGGCTTGAAGTCCCGAACCATCTTCGCCCACTCTTTGTTCAAGTCAAAGTGAGCCTCCGGGTTCATCTCCTCCGGGTTCTGCGACACCATATCTACCATTGCCATGCTACACTCCTTAATGCTTAGGCGGAATTTGCCCATTCCACCAGTAAAGAATCAACGCCCCCAAGACGCCAAGAAGCGCAAAAAGTGTCCCCTGGCCTAAGCGCTCCAAAAGATTCTCGAAAAATTTTCTGCAAAGCTGAGCTCTCGCACGAAGAACCTTATGCTCTTCCTTATGCAGGAGAATATCTCCGTCCAGAAAAGCATCCTTCACCGTCTGCTGGAGGAAGCCTTGAAAGGCCTCGTTACTCCTGACATGCTCGTCCAACTTCGCCGCGAGCAATTCTACCTTCACAGCCGTCTCTTGGAGCTCCTCAGTCTTCTTCAGAATAACATGCATGAGGGTGAGGTAGGGATCTTGCGTCCGGCGCTCTATCAAGGGATCGTGGGAATCTGGCATAAGAGGATACATTCGACAAGACTGCGCAAAATAAATGGGGAGAGGAAATAAACATTCCTCTCCCCATCAACACTTCAGCTCCCGGCGGCCTCGCTTAGACCACGAAGTTGCTGATCCAGCCCATCGTCTTCGCGTGCTCGAACTCCAGCCCGACCTCGGACAACCACTGGCCCTTCTGGCCGTCGGCGTCATTGGCCTGAATGTTGTCCTTGAAGGTGGTATCGCGCAGCGTCCGATACTTCAGGCTCGACGGGTCGACAATAGCTGCATCGTAGGTGTAGCGCCCGTGCGTGTTGAAGAGCGGATGCGTCTTGACATAGAGCGTACCCTGCGGCAGAACCCAACGCTGGAGCCGCATGCCGAAGACGTCGACGATGCCATCGAAATTGACCCTGGTCCTCGTGGAACTCGTGGCCAGCTTGTTCAGGCTATTCAGGAAGCCGTTTCCGGCAAAGAGAATCCGCTCATCCCCGGCGCCGCTGTTGTAGTCGAAAACCTTGTAGACAGCATCGGTGAAGGAGGTTTCCGTCGGCGTGGTCGTGAAGGCGGTAATCATCGACGGAGCGTACTGAGAAAGGAACCACAGCATTCCGCCGGTGAAGCGGAGCGGCTTGCCGTTGGAACCAGTCGTCTCATGCCGCTTCCCGAAGAAGAAGCCGAGCTCCATCGCCGTCGCATGGTCGAACATCTTGCGCTTCTTGTCGTTCTTGACGGGATCGCCAGTACGGGTTCTCGTCCTCATCGCCGTGTTAGTAATCTCGTAGACCGTCTTGAAGATCTGCGTATAGTTGTAGTACTTCGTCGGGTTACGACTCGCGGCTGTCGGCGAAGTTGAACCTTCCGCAAACACAGAACCGATCTTCGTCAATGTCACACCGTTAGCAATCGGAATCCCCCTCGTCCCGCCCTGAGCCCGCGCGAAGACCACCACGCCGGTACCAGCATTGCCCGCCGTAGTGCAGACCAGAATCTCGTTCAGATAGGCGGTCGTGATGGCACGTTCCACCTGGAACACGTCGCCCACGACGACGTCGCTGGCATCCGTCACATTCGAAGTCACGGTGATAGAGGTATCCGTCGTCGAGAAGCCGGTAGTGAAATTCACCGTCAGCCGCAGGGCGTTCATCTCCTCTTCATACCAGGCGTATTCCGGATCGTTCGTGCTCTCGCTCTTCATCTTCGCCAAGAGCGCAGTCAGCGGCGCCTGGCCGCTCGGGTTCCGCCAGAGAATCATCTCACGGAAATTCTTCGGGCGCTCATCAGTCGCCCAATCACCAGTACCACGCAAGCCTGCAATAGCCATTTTGAAACCTCTTAGAAATCAGGGTCTCGAAGCATTTCCTCGGCCATCTGTTCAAACGGGTTCGACGATACTGTCTGGCGAACGCTTCCACCAGCGCCCCGCACAGGTACAAAACCGGCATTGGCGGGAGTGGCTTGTACTGGCGAAGCGACAGCCGGAGCTACCGATTGCGTAAGACCGAAGGCTGCTCGGACCAAACTACCAATTGCGCGCGCTGCAATTTCCGGCGTAGCGTCCTTATTCATCGACCGATAGACCTGGCCGAGTTGTAGAATCGCTCCCTCGTACTGAGGATCAGCCAGGTCCGGATTCTCCGCCACGAACAGGTTCTTTGCCCGCGTGTTCAAATCGTTCCCTTGCTGGAATTGCCCGAGCATTGCAGGGAGCATCGCCTGCACCGCACGCATACTATTTTCCATGACGCTGAGGTGTACCTTAGCTGCCAGGGCGGGAAGCACCTTCTCCGGGTCAGTCAGAGCTGCAACAGCATCGGCTTCATTCAGAGCGTACTGTTTCTCCAACTCACTCAGGTGAGCATTTCTCCATTCCTGGTAACTGGCGGCTTGCGCTTCCGGCGAGACCGGAGGAGCGCTGGCCGGCACAACTGCTGGCGTTGGGGAGACCGGAACTGGCGTCGGCGCTGGAGCCGGAGCCGGAGCAGGGACCGGAGCCGGGGCCGTTTCAGCCACC